AATCGCCCGAAGGATAGAACCACCAAATTTCATCATGTTGCGCGTTGTTGACCGCAAATGCCTTGGTGATTTGGATGCGGTTAATGTCGTTGAACACATAGTCGGACACATCGCAGGGAACCGCTTCAACGGCCCCGCCGAAATAGCCCCAGAACGATTGCAGCCCCATCCAGATTGCGCCGGTCGGGGTTTCCGCCACGACACCGCGCGATACCACACCGCAGGACGCGCCGACCTTGTTGAACCCGTAGACATAGGGCGAACCCTGAAACTCAGCCGCAAACACCTCGTGATCGGTGAAAATCAGCGTTTGCCGCTGCGTGTTGACTGCGCACATGATCTGGCCAACGGCCTCTAGCGTCTGGTCGCCTGCCTCGTTTGTTGCCGCCGGGGTCCAAGTCGTGCCGTCCTCACGGTCGGACCATTGCACCTTGCGCACATCCCCGCCCGCGCCAAGTGCAAAGACAAAGCGCTCCGGTGTAACAATGACGCCAAGGTTATCAACCGGCGCGTTGGTCAGCGCCGCCGCCGGGGTGCCGGTGTTCAGCGCCCATTCGTAAATCACGCCATCAGACGCATTGCAGGCCAGCAGGTTTTCGCCCCATGTGGACATAGACCAAACCGTTGCTTCCTCGTAGTTCGCGCTTGGCGTTCGCGGCCCGTTGTAGGCATCAGCGCCGAACGCGCCGCCGCCAAACCCGGTGTTCTGGGTTGCAGAGACAAGCCCCGCAGTCAGCCCCGCCGGGGTAATGTCGTATGTTGCGCCAAATTCGCCCATGACCTTCAACGCATCCGCGCTGCCGGTCGCAAACCAACGCAGGTTGGAGTTGTCCACCCATGCGATAGAGCCGCGATAAATGCCGCTGGACAGGTCAACCCATTCGGACCAACCGCCAATCGGCTCCATAGAGCCATCACGCCAGCGCACCAGCGATGCATCGCGCCACCGGCCCGACTGCTGCAATTCTGTCCCGTTGCGGTAAACGCCGGGTTGGATTTGGATTGGCTGATAGTTCACCGGACCGTCACCCGCAGAGTGACGCTTGTTTTAGCCGCATTGCTGGCCGTTTGCAGTTCCAACATGGCCTTGTCACGCAGAGTTCCCCACACCGCAATTCGCTGGTCCTCGATCAGATACGGTGCCGCGTGTAGCAGGGACGCATAGACGTACAAATCAGGTGCCGCAGTCAGCAGCCAATTCGTCGTGTTCTCGTCGCTCAGGGCCGGGATAGACGCCATGTAGACGTGGTTCACCGTGTAGTCGCCATCTGGCGTTGGATACAGTTCAATCTGACCGCCAATCAGCGCATAATGCGTCGGCTCGCCGGTCGTGTCCTCACTGTTGGCCCGCATGGCCTGCATTTCGGCACGGCTGACCAGCTTCAAACGCGGTCCCGCCGATACATCCACGCGAACAGTCTCGACCCAATCTGCGGGCAAGTCCTCGAACTGTGCATTTGCCGTAAATGTCGTGACCGTCTCCATTTGCCAATGACGAATGTTGCGGTTAAACCCGGCTTCTGCGAATTGCACGAAATTGGCAATGGCTGCGGTCATGTCGTCGCGGTTCAGGAAGTCCGCAACAGCCGCTTTTAGCGTGTCAAAGTCTGTGATGCTCATCAGCCAACAACCTTCGCCAATACGGCCTGAAAAGATGCGTCAACCTCTACGCCGGTCGTGGATGCGATAGCTCTGATACGGATGTCCGCGTTCTTTGGGATAATAACATACGGCTCAAACTTGATCTGAATTGTTGTCAATGCACCGCTTTGTAGCGAAATCCGCCCGCCTGCTGGCCGGAACGCGCCGCCCGCCTGCCGGACCTCAATTACGAAATCGGCGCTTGCAGATGTTTTCTTGTCAACAGCGGCGTACACGCCCGTCACTATCGCGTAATCTGTATTACTGAATGTTGTCGCGGCCTTGAAAGATTGTGTTTCGCCGCTTGTTGCGCCCCCGACACTGATATGAACTTTTGCCGCCGTGTTCGGGACACCTGCCGTTAATGTGTCGTCCTCAAACACGTAAAAATCCCCGGCAAGGGTGCCAGACAATACATAGGCACGGTTTACGCGGGCAAGCGGGGTAGTTAGCGCGGCCTTGGTCTGCCCCGTCAACGTCACAACCTGCGAAACGAACGTGAATTGTGAATCCGCGCCCGTACCGCTAACCGTGTGGCCCTCAACATACATCACGGTTGCCGTGTCCGACGCGCTGGACGACGATACGTAATCAATGGCGTTCGTCGTGCAGTGTGTTTCATCCCCGCCGTATCCCCAGACGGTTTCGTACGACGTTCCGACGCTCGCATTGCGCCCGAACTTCAGTAGCGTTTTGCCCTTTTGTTCGGTCGAAACAACGTCGCCAAAAGTTTTGTATATTTCGATCTCTGCCAGTCGCAGGAAAGGATGCTCGACGTATGTCTCACGTCTGGTGAAGTCATCAAGCGGCGTAGACATGGTTAAAACCCTTCATCTCGTTTAACCCCGGTATCCGACATCGATGCCGAGCCTGCGAAGTTCTTCCTCGGCCAGCGCCTCGTTTACCACTTCCTCAAGCAGTCCGACCGGCAACGCATCAATAGGCAACGCCTCAACCGGCATGGGCTGTTCGGGAAAGCTGTATGGGCGCGACTGTGGGCGCATGGGCTGCATGGGCGCACGAACCGGACCGCTGGTGCTGGCCTGCGGCGCGAATGGCTGCTGCGGTGCATGTTGTGGATGGCGGGGCTTGAACAGCGCGTTGCCAATGTCCGACACCATGCCGCCGCCTTGGAACGTCGAACCGGACCGGCCTGCGCCGCCACCGTCGAACATGTCCGCTGCGTTCTTGTATCCGCCCTTAGCCATTATGCCACACCCTTAAACTTGCGCCGGATCGGCTTGCCCCATGCCGCCTGATCTGGCCTGTCGATGAAGTCAACGCACACAGCCCCGAAGGCGTCGGCCCCGTGACTGGACCAATCGTGGTCAGGGCCAAGGCCGATGTTGCGAACCGCATCCCGCTTTTCGTGATACCAAGCCAGCGCATCCCGCCCGCCTGCTGTTGTGTCCCGGTTAAACCTGACGCTCGGCATTATCCGCCGCACCGCCTCAACCCGCCGCATTGCCGCGCCCGCGCCTTGGTTCGGCATGGTGCGGACGTTCAACCCCGCATCGCGCAGGAATGATTGCGGTGTGACCTTGTAAACCTTGTCGTGCGTCTTGCCGTCGTGCGGCAGGATCATTTCGGCCTTGTCGTAGCCATTGGATCGGACCCAGTTTACATGCGCGTCGAACGGTTGCCCGACTGCTTCGTAATAATCCAGCACCCTGATTGCATCGCCAACGAACTGCACAACCCAAATGGCCGTTGCATCGCTCTTGCTGCTGGTGCCGCCAATGTCCCAGTAGGCCCGCAGTGATAGCAGCGGATCAGCCGCCACATCGCCAATCCGGCCCTCGCGTTCTGCGGCCTCCAAATGGCTGGCGAAATACGCGCCCTCGAACACGCGGGCATACTCGCCTTCCCAGATGTGGCCGTATCGGTCTGCGTCCTTTGCCTGGCTGTCCTGCCGTTCGGCTTCCAATACGCTAGGGAACCACGGGTTTGTGTTCCAATTCGCCTGCACCACGATAGCATCAGCGGGGCACAGCGGCCCGCGCAGCATCTTGTCAACCGGGTCGTCTGGCCTGTTCGGGTTCCATGTGAACCAAAGCTGCGAACCTTCCTTACGGATTGTCGGGCGCAGCAGTTCCAAGCTTCGGGCGCTGAAACTTTGCGCTTCCTCGACCCATGCCCGGTCATAGCCTTCCAAAGATTTTACCGAATCCGCCGTGTGGTCCTGCATCCCTTGAAAGCTAATCAGCCCATCGCCCGGTGTCTGGATGACTTCACGGAATACCTTGAAGCCGTTCGCCTCACCCAGGCCGAATTTCTCCAACTTATCCTCAAGCAACCGCTTGGCGGATTCCTTTAGCGACTTCTGGACCTCACGAATGCAGATTGACCGCATACCTTTGGTCAGCATGTGGTCCTCAATCATCATTTCCGCGAAGAAATGGCTTTTGCCGCTACCCCTGCCGCCGTATGCGCCCTTATACCGCGCCGGTTCCAGCAATGGCCGGAATACCGATGCGGTTTCGATTATCAGGTTAGCCACGAACCGGCTTGCCCGCCCAAAGGCGTTCATATGCGGCATCCTCATCGCGCCGAGTTGCCCGCTCTATATCTTCCGGGTTAAATCCGTCTGCGACTGCCCGTTCCGCCCGGTCCTGCAATTCCTTGCGGTATGCAGACATGTCCGCGCTTAGAGCGTCACGGTTCCGCGCCTCGCGCTTGGCAGCTTCGATTGCCTCGGCTTCGATCCGTTCCGCCTCTTTAGGCGTTTCCATATCGGTCGTATCTATTAAGCAATTTTCCGCCTCAAACTTCAAATCGCCGTATTCGAATTCGACTTGCGGGGAACCACAGCAGCCACAGCCGCCCACAATCATCTTGATACCGTGGCTTCGAAGTATCTCGTTCGCCCTTGCGATGTTGTGCCGGTCGCCCATCACACAATCTTTCGCGTGATCT